GGCGAAGCCGTTGTCAAGGGCACATGGGTCATGACCGTTGAAATTGCCAACGCCGAACTATGGGGCGCGGTTCAAAAGGGCGAAATCACCGGGTTTTCCATGGGCGGCGTCGGAATACACAGTAAGGAGGATGTCAAATTGGACGATGTAACCAAGACCGCGCCGGAGAGCGCGGCAACGCTCTCAGAGCCGCAAAAGAAAGGCGTAATCAAAACCGTTTTGTCCGCCCTCGGTTTTGATATCGTGGAGAAGGGCGAGGTGGCGGACAATTACGCGGAGAGTACGCGCACTTCTAACTTTTGGAACGCATGGTACGCGCTCCAAGATGTGCTGTGCCGCTACAGCTGGTCGAAGGACAGGTACGAGTTTGAAAGCGACGAGGCAAATATCCGTGAAGCCCTCGCCGACTTCAACACCATCGTAACCGATCTGCTGACCGAAAAGAACATAGCGAAGTCCATAACCCCAACCGAGCAAATTATCAAAGCCGGCAAGAAAATATCCGGCGCCAACAAAAAGAAGCTCGACGACGCCTGTCAAATCCTAACGGAACTCTGTGCGGATTTAACAGAAGCCGGCGACACCGAAAAGGAGGAATCTGACGTGACCAAAGACGATGTCAAAAAAATGATTGACGAGGCGATTGCCAAAGCGGCCGCACCCGTCGAACCCGCACCCGCCGCCGAAGCCCCGGAAACTGCGCCCGCCGCTGAGCCTGTGACCACGGAGAGCGTTCAGAAGATGATTGCCGAGGCGGTCAAGAAAGCCCTGGACGAACAGGCAAAGCCCGCCGAAGCAGACGGCGAAGCCACAGAACCCCTCACCGCCGAAGCTGTTCAAAAGATGATTGCGGAGAGCCTTGCGCCTGTGCTGAAAGCGCGCGGTCTTCCCAGCAATCTCAACAGCGAACCGGCACAGCCCGTTGAAAAGTCCGAAGGGGCATTCGCCGGGTTTTTCGTACCCGAAGAATAAGGCTATAAGCCATACAAGACAAGGAGGAAAAATCAATGTCAATGGATAACAGAACCTTGGTTTCCAAGGCCGCTATCGACACGTCGGTGCTCGGTACCGGGGGTTCTATGAACCCCGAGCAGCAGAAGGAGTTTATGACCTTCATGCAGGACTATTCCGTCTTTCTCAAAAGGGTCGGCATCATCCATATGCAATCCACCACCCGTCACCTTGATTCCATCGACGTCAACCGCCGCGCCATGAGGACACAGGTGGAGAACGCTCCCAATCCCGCCACCGGCACGGCAACCACCCGCCGCCGCAAACTGAGCGCCGTAGGGGTTATCATGCCCTACGACATCACCTTCCAGTTTATGAAGGAAAACATCGAGGGCGGCAGCATCAACGCAACCCTCGCCAAGCTCTTCGCGCGTCAGTTCGCCAATGATACCGTCGATTTGGCGTGGAGCGGCGACGAGGACGACACCGACAGCTTCCTCGGCATCAACGACGGCTGGGTGAAAATCGCCGCGGAGGACGCGGACACCCATAAGGTAGACACCGAGGGCAGCTCCGACTACCTCAACGTGGTTTTCCCCTCTCTGCTCACCGCCATGCCGAAACAGTATTTTCAGCTCTATCAGGAAGAGGACAAAAACCGCATCACGCTCTTCTGCTCCCACGGCGTCAACCGCGCCTACAAGCGGCAGCTCCAAGAACGCAGCACCGCCCTCGGCGATTCCATGATTGTCGATGGCAAGCACGTCACCTATGACGGTCACGAGATTTTCCCGGTCGGCTTCCTGCCCGATAACGTGCTGATTGCCACGCCCTTCGAGAACCTTGCGTTCGGTATCTTCGGACAAAGCCTACAGACCTATCATCAGGTCGTACCGCGCCAAGCGAGGCACGAGTACACGCTGATGGGCGACTTCGACATGGAAATCGTCAACCCCGACGCGCTTGTCATCGCCGACGAGTTTTAAGGGGGGCTGACAGATGGATGGTAACAAAACCGTTGAACCGGGACACACCGTTGGTACAGGGCAAGACACCAACACGGAAAGCACCACCGCCTTGGACGGTATCTATCAACCCGGCATGGCTCCGCTGGGCGCGCAACCGGGCGGCACAGGCACACCTGCCGGCGCGGAGGGCGGCACAGGCGACGGCGCAGGGAGCGAGGCTGTTCCTAATGCTCCCGACACCGAAACAGGCACAGAGGGCAGCGGAGAGGGCGCGGAGAGCAAGTACGCCGGACTGTCCGCCGCTGACTTGCGGAAACTGTGCAAAGAGCGCGGCTTAAAAGCGGCTACCAACATATCAACCGCTAATCTCATCGCTTCGCTTGTGGAGTACGACGAACTCAACAAATACCCCGTAGCGGCCGAAGACGATGAGTGTGAATCGGAGCCGGTCATGATCGTTCTGAAAAAGGGCGGCACATACCGCTGCCGTGGGTGTGTCTACAAAAAAGGCGTCCCCGCCCCCGCCGCGCCGGAGCTTGCCGAAAAACTGCTGAGGACAGGAATGTTCTCGAGGGGGTGACCGGCATGGCTGCACGGCCGTGGGTAACGCCCAAAGAGGTTATAGACTACTCGGACAATCAGCGGGTGAAGAACCGGGCTGAGGAAAAACTAACGGTTGATATATTCCGCGCGGAGCAGTATGTCATCAAGTATACCAATAACCGTTTTGATGATGACACGAAATACCCAACCGCGCCGGAGCCTGTGCGGATGGCGGTAATCTTGCTTGCGGAAAGCTACGCGAGTTCCGCCGCCGAAAGCGATAAGAACAGCGGCAACTATAAGAGCGAAACCTTTGACGATTACTCTTATACCCTCGCCGACACCGCTAAAAAACAGGAAAACCTTGACCTCGGCCCGTTGCTTGACGAATTTGTCCAATCGGCGCCGCGCAACGCGGTCAACATGAAGCTAAGACGATTGTGAGGGGGGATCAATTATGGCTTTTGGCGACTTCTTGCAACACTCCTGCGACATATACCATATACGCAGAACAGAAGTGTCGCCGGGATATAATCTTCCCTCTTCACCAATCTTCGCCTATCCCGACGAGCCGGACGAAAGGGCTGTACCCTGTCATTTCAGCGTAAGGTCGGGCAGGGCTGACGTAAAGCAATATGAACCGCAAGCCAAATACGAAGCGCGGCTCAAACTCACCCTGCCGATCGGGACGGACGTCCGCGTCAACGACAAAATCATCGACCGCGGCGCCGGGTACGAGTACACCGCCGAAATCCCGCGCAATGTACGCGGTCATCATATGGTTGTGATGGTTACACGCACAGCCGGGCAGGAGGCGTTATAATGGCCGCCAAAGTACAGTTTGATTTTAGCGAGATTTCAGCCTTTATCAACAGGCTGAAACAGGCGGCGTCCGGCGGCTTCAAAAAGGAGATTGCCCTGTTTTTAGAGGGTCTGGGTATGGAGTTCTTGCGCTTGGTTCAAGATGAAATCATACGGCGCAAGGTCATGGACACGCGCTTGCTTCTCGAAAGTTTCCATAAAGACAACCAAGAAAACATATGGGAGATAAGCGAGGGTGGCTTGACCTTGGAAGTCGGCTCTTGTATTGACTACGCCGCCTATGCCAACGACGGTCACTGGACCAATCCCGAAGGTGTAGACGTTCGCTTTGTACCCGGGCGGTGGCAGGGCGACCGTTTCATCTATGACCCGGGCGCGAAGACAGGCATGGTATTAAAGCAGAAATGGGTAGAGGGCGCGCACTACTGGGAAGGTGCTATAAAAATCCTCGAAAAAATGTACCCTAAACTGCTTGAAGAGCGAATGCAAGAATGGCTAATCCGCTACTTTAGCGACTTTTAATGAGGTGATCCCCGTGCTGGAACAGGAAATCGCAAGCCTAATCAAATACACGCTCGACAATGCGGGAAATCCTTCACCATACTACCACGATGTCCCGGAGAGTTTTCTGGTGCCGGCTGTCTACTTCCCGCCGCCCGAGGTCACGTCAAGCGGCGACACTTTTAACACCTACGCACTCCGCTACACATGGTTCATCAAGCTTTTCCACAAGGACACACAATCAGCATACGCGCTTGG